CCTATTGTTTCGTTGTTCTGATCTTTAAATACCCATGCACCTTTATCGCCAATAATTCCACCGCTGCGTGAATCATACCAATCAAGGTCTTCATCGTACAACAATTTAGCATCAGGAAAGTTTCCTCTATCTACAATTATTCCAGCTGTTTCGGTTCCATCAGGTCCTGTTGAAACTCCGTTGCCAGTTTCACCGTTGTTTATGGTAATTGTTTTATCGGTAACAGCAAGTTCTGATGTATTAATGGTTGTTTGACTACCTACAACATTGAGATCGCCGTAAAAGTTGAACGTGCCTGTAGTTGCTGGAGACAACCCATCTCCAGCATTGAATTCTACTGTGCCACCAGGATTAACTGTGACTTTATATAGATCTACACTGTGTTCAAGTATTTTGGCACTAGACATTTAAAGACTCCCTAAAATTATTGGGCGTCTACGTTTGCACCAGCATCACCTGCTGCTGGATGTACACCTGCTGCCCAACGAACGTTTGCTACGTTAGATGTTCCGCCTTCGTACTGAATTGTTCTATTACGCAGTTTGGTAACTTGTACAGTTGTAGAATCTTCTAGAATTGCATCAATTCTAAATTCGCCTGCTACTAGTGCGCCATTGGCTTTGTTGACTAGTGTCATTACTTCACCTGTTGCAGCATCTCCTGCGTCTGAATCTAATCTTACTAAAAATTTATTTGTTGATCTTTGTGAAACAATATGTGCTGCTGTTGTTCCTTCTGAACTACCTGTAAAAAAGTGGCGTGTTGCTGCGATACGGCCTGTTCCAAACCCTATCAAATCTTTATTAATTGGACGTCCCATTGTTTTCTCCTTATGTTGACGTTCTAGGTCTACGCGGTGGGACCGCATAAGTCCTTATCAAGGTTCTCTATTCCTCTGACAAAAGTATTTATCCATTTTAATAAAATGGGTGTTTACTCATTTGGTTCAATATCTACTGCAAAAGATCTTCCGTTCTTTTCTACAACATAATATTTTATTCTGTCTCCAATTGCGTATTCTTTACGACCATTTTGAACAACTACATCTCTCCGAGTTTGTCCAAATTCATCAGGTCTAACAATAGCATTACTTCCTGTATATTTAAATATTTGACCAGTTTTCATTATACTCTCCTATAGTATATTTACTCAATAAAAAAGGCCCCGTAGGGCCTTTTCCATTAGTATTTGACTTAAACTTAACTGAAGCTTAGGTTGCCGGTTGTTACGCCAACTTTACTTAGGTAGTCAGCTGCGTTACCTAGAGACGAAGCAGTGTTGCTTAGTTCTACATAACCGTAGCGTGTCATAAATGATACTACTGGCTCAAATGTGCCCGGATCTAGGACAACACCTGAAGACATTAGTGGGATGTATGGGCAATAGAATGCCGCTGCATCTGATTCACTAGTACCTTTGTAACCAACTAGAACATCGTCACTTGAAGCATATGTGTTTACATAAATCTTCATTGCGTTGTTTAGTGTACCAACCATTTTAGTGTTTGTAGGTGCTTCAAAAGAACCTTCAGTTGTACGTGCAAATGCTGATGTTGTTGCCGACTGTAGAATTGTTAATACAGTTGGTGAAACAACAGCCCAGTTACCTGCGCCTCTGCGTGTACGCTGTGCAATTAAGTTTGACACTTTGTTGATTTGAACTGCAAGAGCTGCATGTTCGTCACCAACAAAAGTAGCTGTACCACTTACTGCTGCTTGGTTGTAAGTTTCTGCTGCTGAACCCGCTAATGAGTTTAGACTTGCAATAACTTCTTGGTCGATTTCTGCAGTAATCTCTTGAGCAAGTGCTGCCATGATTTCTGCTTCTACGTCGATACCGTGCTGGCTTTGAGCGTCTTGTGCCGCTTCAAATGTCCAACGTGCTGATAGCTTACGTGACTTCGCTTCAACAGTCTGTTTCAAGATCTGAATGCTTAGTCTGTTACCAGCTGCGCCTTCTAATGCGCTTGTTGCTGCTGCCTTATCGTCAGTTGCACCGGAATAACCTTCAGCAATTTTGAATGGGCTTAGAGCTTCATCACCAGCTGCTGTGTCTGTTCCGCTTGAACTATTGAAAGCATCAGCATAACGTACACGTAGTGTATGAATTTGACCAACTGGACCAGTCATTGGCTGTACGCCGACTAGTTCGTTAGCGATAACGGTTGGCATAACACGTCTGATCACTGGAAGGATCACACGGTTTAGGGTTGCTACGTTACCAGCAGAAGTTGCACCTGCAGTTGCGGATTCTGACAAATACTTGCGAGTATTTTCAAGAGTTGTTTCCATAACTGCTTTTTTGTTGCCTGTAAGGCCTTCGACTAAGGCACCTTTTGTCTCCTGCCAGCGACCTGTTAGTAGTTCTGACATATTTATCTCCTTATAATCCGGCCAAGCGTTTGATATCAACTACATTGTGTGTTGATTCGCTTGACTCGATAGAACTGTTTGTTTTGTTGCCTGTAATTTCTTTGCCTTCTTTAAGTGTTGCCTTCTGCTTCGCTGGAGCTTTACTGTCAATAACTGACGGTAGATACTTGTTAAACGCTGAACGTAGTTTAGCTGTTTGAACTGATTCCAGTAAATCTGCCATGATTTCTTTCTGGGCCGTGTTAAGTGGTCCAGTAAGTTCGTTTAATACTTCTTTACGCTGATTAGACTCAACTAAACGCTTTACTTGTGCGTCTTTTGCTTCTGCAATTGCTTTAGCTTTTAGTGCTAGTTCTTTTGCTTCTACAACTTGTTGATTTTTAGTGTCTACAACTTTAAGTAGTTTTTTAGTTTCTGATCTTTCATTTAGGTGTGAACCCATATATTCGTTAGCAAATGCTTCAAATATTTTACGACCAAAATCGTTTTTACGTGCTGAGTCAATATCTTCTTTTAACTGTTTGATTTCGCTGCGTAAGCCGCGGTCAACAGTTTCAGATATTGCATTTGCACTTCTTTCGATAAAGTCTTTACGGACCTTTTCGAAGTGAGCTTTGCCTTCACGTACTAGACGTACTTTTGTTTCAGCAAGATCTTTTTTGTCCTCATCAAACTCTGCAATTTCTTTAGCTAGTTGTTCGACAACAAATTCTTCAAGCACAGTGAACTTATTAGCCATTGCTTTCTGGTCTTCGTGTAATTCGTTTACTTCTTTTACCAATGTTTCCGATACAAATCTACTCATAAGATTTGCATTTTCTTTCATTGCTACCGCATACTTAGCTTTTTGTTCAGCTAGTTGTTTACGGTCTTCGGCAAACTCCTTCATTTCCTCTGCTAACTTTTCAGTCATCAAAGAATCGATTGCTTCAATCATAACACCTTTATCGTGCTCATATTTTGTTGCAAACTCTTCACGAAGTTCAGAAGTAACGGAAAGACGATTTTCATCGATCTTTTTGTTCCATGCTTCTTCAATTTCTGTTTTCATTGCTTCTGAAATTGCATCGCTCTCTAATAGGGATTTAAGTGCTTCCATTAATTTCTCCTTTATTGGAGCCTGCTTATTATGTTTAATAAGCTCTCTGCAATATATTTTTGTGCCTTTGGGTCGCCTGTTACTTCTTTCGAAGTTAAAAATGCCTTATACCCGCCTCTTTCGTTCATTAAATGCTCGTAAATTGGTGTAGGATATGCACCGGGGGCGCTGGGCTGAGCCACAACGTCCACGGTGATTATTTCAAATCCATTGACATTGCCTGAGCCGTCAACTTCTCCGCTACCTCTAGATGAAACTCCTAGTTTAACTCCGCTTTCAAGCATTGTTTTAACTAGGTTTCCCATTGGTGTTGGTAGTATTTTTAATTTACCAAAACCGTTTGCTCCGTCCATCCACATATCTGTGATTAGATGACTCACTCGGTCTAAGTTAATATTAAGTCCTTCTGGATGATCTACTTCACCACAAACCGAATATCCTTCAGCTATCTGCTCATTGAGCGTGGTGACAGCCCTGCCAATTTCTTCTACCGGATAAACACGCTGGTTAGCGTTTTTAACACCACCTTGAATGAAAATTCCCTTCATATGAAGGTCCTTTCCACCCGAAGCGTTATCAGCAGACTCAACGACCATTCTAGCTTGGTCGAAGGATAATGTTTCAGTTAAGTTTAACATCTTCAGTCCTATCTTAGCTGCCAGTCATTGACTTTTTATTAGCAGCGTTCTCTGGCTTGCCCTTTTTCTCAGCGCCGTGGCCAGGTTGCGACTTCATTGATTTTGAAGCCTTACCGCCTGGAACGTTTACATTCCCTGCGTTATCTTCTTTTGCACTTGTATCACTTAGTGCTGAACCTTGTACAGTTGAACCTGCACCGGCTTCTGGATGATTACCATCTTGGCCTTGATTCATATTTGATGCTGTTCCGCCCATGTCATTCTTGCCAGCAACTGTTGATTTTTTGTTGTCTGCGCCTTCTTGGTTTGATGGATCTGCAATTTTTTCTACGTATTCACGCATTGTTTCTGATGCTGATTTTGGAGTTGTTCTTGCTTCTTCAACTTCTTCATCAGTTGTTTCTTCAACTTCTTCGTCAGCAGCTTCTTCTACTTCTTCGTCAGCAGCTTCTTCTACTTCTTCGTCAGCTTCGAATGCCATTGCTTCTTCTTCTGGCTCTTCGTCACCTGGCTCTTCGTCGCCCATCATATCAGCAAATGCTGCTTTAAGCTCTTCAAGTGCATCTTCTAGGTTATCCATTGCAGCTTCTGGTCCGTCAGCTTCGCCTTCTTCGTCGTCGCCTTCTTCGTCACCGCCCATTTCTGGTTCCATATCGCCCATCATGTCCATTGCTGGATCTGGCTCTGCTTCCATTTCTGGTTCGTTAAGGCCAAACATTTCGTCTAGGTCTTCGTCGTCTGATTCTTCAACTTCTTCATCAGCAGCTTCGTCTACTTCTTCATCAGTTGTTTCATCTAGATCTTCGTCGTCGGACTCATCTACTTCTTCGTCAGTTGTTTCTTCAACTTCCTCGTCAGCTTCGTCTAAAATGTTTGTATAAATCTCTCTTGATTTTTCTACAACGATTTCGTGGAATAGTGCTTCTGCACCTTCACGATCCTCGTTTACTAATTTTTCGAGCATTTCCTCGAATTTTGTTTGATCAGTCATGTCGTTCTCCTTCATTGTCAAGGCTGTCTATTATATTTACACTTTTTGAAAAATATACGCTGAAAATGGGCTCAAAACGGCCCATTTTATAATTTTTATGATAATTTGAACTTTTGTTTAAACTTTTCTACAGTAATATGTCTAAGATTATCATGTCCTTCTAATGAATTTGGTACAAAGTACGGTTCAACTTCAACTACTCTTATATATCTAATTCTAGGATTTTTTTGAATTACTGTAGATGTTTGTCTTTCCCAGTTTCCAAAGTATGTTGCTCTATCATGTAGCTTTTTGTAGTTTTCGGTACCAGCATACACATTGTTTACTAATTCGTTCTTTCTTCCAATTCCTTGATAATCAA